ATTGTAAGTCCTGCACCGCTTCCTGCAAGAGTTACTGCTGTACTGCTGATGTTACTGTTAATTACATCACCAACGACCCTAGAAAGGTTACCGTCTATTAGTTGTGTACTATCACCGCCAAACACAGAACCTTGAGAATCACCAAGATGGAAACCTTCACTATTACCTTGAAGCGCACCGTTAAATCTTACACCATAAAAATGGTTATTGGCTGGATTAACCATTACAGTACTATCGTTGCCTATAATCGTTGCATTTACTTGCGGACTGTTATTAAACAAGTCACCAACGGTTCTACTAACCCAGTTAACACCGTCGTATGCTACAACACTATCGTTAGCAATACTTGCGCCAGTGTCGACGTTGGACAAGTCATTTAATGATAAAACACCTGCATTTGGTATTGTAGTGCCTTCCCATCTATTGCTGCCTGCAATCCAAGTTAACACTTGGTTATTTGTAGCTGAGGATGAATCAACATCTTGAAGTGCGCCTAGTGTAGTTGGAGTACCTACACCTGCGCCAGTTACTACATTGCCGCCAACAGTAGAACCGTCACCTGCGTATAGTAATTTAGTGTCAGTAGTGTAGATTAACTCACCTTCTACTGGTGTTATCAGTTGACGTTCGCTATCTGTACCGCGTCTTAGCCGTAATGCCATGTTTTAAACTCCTGGAATATCTTATTACTAGTATTTATACAATTTAAGATAAATCTACTTACGCTTTTTCATAAAGCTTGCAGTTCTTTTCTTAACGTCTTTGACAACTTTTGTAGTGTCTAAACGAAAATCAACATGTGATATTTCTTCATTATACTGTTCAAGAAACGTTTCTAAACTACTTTCAACTAGCGCATTGCCAGCTTCTGCCTGCTTATCCATGTCTATCTCCCATATCTTTCCGTCGTGAAAGTAAACATGGACACTGTGTATATACTCGATTGGTACAGCTTTGATTTCAACATCGTTGAATATTTCTGGCCATTGACTAATAACTTCAGCAGGCAATTTATTTTTAGGCACTTGCAGTAGTCTTCTTAGCGGCTTTCTTAACAGTAGGAACTAAATCTTCTGCTTGAGCTCTTAGTGCTTTAGCTTCTTTATACAATGCATCTGCTTGTGAACGATACTGTCCAGCTAATGCATCATCAGTTAAAACACCGTCAACAGGTGCAGCAACAGGAGTAGGATTAGCCATTTGTTCAGCAGTTATTACTGGCGCGCCACCTGTTGCAACAACAGTAGGATCAGCTTTACCTTTTAAAGCCATGTCAGCAACTGTGACACCTTTTTGGGCTGCAATTGCTTCATTCAACTTGTCTAGCATAATAACAGAATTTCTGTTTGGAACCATTTCAACAGTTGACGTTTTAACTTTAACCATCTTACCGGTTGTGTGAAAACGCGCAAGCATGTTGCTGCCGTCTGATAGCGATGTACGCATCATTACAGTTGCTAAATCATCTGCTTGTTGTCCTGAAGGTGATTCTACTAGCTTCATTAAGTTATCGTGATCAGCTGCTTCTAGGTTTTCAGTTGTTACTACAATACAGTTCTCAGGCTCACCCGGAACTACTTTGTACGCTACAACGATCCTTCTTTGATTGTGTGCCATTCGGCCTACGTGCTTTAACATATTATGCTCCTTCTGCGGGTTGTTGTTGTGCAACGGCTGCTAAGAATGTTTCTAGCTTGCCATAAGTTTGTCCAACGGTCATCATTTCATTAGGCTTAAAAGCGCCACGCTGACTAGCAACATCAATGATACTTTTTAATGCTTGTAAGTCCTGTACAGTCAAGTCCGGGCCTTGTTGTTCTGTTGCCTGTTCTGCTGCCACTTCTGGTGCAGTTACTTCAACGTTAGTTTCTTCGCTCATAATTGTCTCCTTGTATAGTATATATGCGCTGTTTATTTATTTGTACTTCAAATGTGGACAAGCTAACATGAAGAAACTCATGTCTTTTGTTTCTTCAAATCCCACTGTTAGTACTTGTGTTAACTTATTAGTGCCGTCTAATGTTACATTCTTTCCAACATAGAAACGGTGCTTTAAGTTGTTAGTTACCCATTTGACAATAGTACCTTCGATATTATATGTCATAGGCAGATTAACGTACTCAAAGTGCGGCGGAGCCGATTTAGCTTGCCTTACTTCAAATACATTTAATGGATTTATTTTTTTATTTTTTATCATGTTATCCTAAATCTAAGTTTCCACCGCATGGAGCATTATCTACCTTACCTTTAATAAACGTATTAAACGCAATAGATATTCTTTCGTTAGATGATAGGTTCCTTTTTACAGAATGGAAACATTGTGATGGGAACAATACAATGCAATTATCTTCAACTGGCAATTCCCACACCATTGAATTAAGCATATTAGCTTCGTCACGTTGTAAGTTTAACATAAATGTAGGCGTGTTACTAGTGAACATAATTGACGGAACACTGCCCATAGTCTTTAAATATAGTATACCCGATACCATACTATTAGTATGATTGTGCATCATATGTTCTTGATTTTCTTGTGTTACGTTTAACCAAGAATTAGTTATGTGAAGCGGATATCTATATCTCATAACATCAGTAAAGTAGTCTTGTGCATAGCGTAAGCATACTTCTTTTAATCTTGCATACTTAGGATTCTCTAATAGGTGCTCATCAAATGATGCTCCGTTTCCTAATCCTTGCAGGAAAAGATCCGTAGTATATAGTTCAGTTAGTTCTTCTTCATTGAACTCTATAGCAAGATTCTTCTTGGCTATTACAGTAGGAAATAACGGATATACTTCAAACGTCATTTATGCTGCCTCATCATAATGTGCTGTTTGTCCAAATGGTGCTTGCAAGTTTTTATCATGATGCGAGTGGATAATAAACACTGTGTCACAGTAGTCTTCGTCACCCCAGCTATCCCATGCATACCCATCTGTAAACATAATGAGCTTCTTAGGAACATAGTCTTGATCTTTCATGTATGTCCAGTTAGCCATAAAGTCAGTGCCACCACCGCCTATAATTTCGTAGTCTAATAAGTCTTCTCCGCCATCTGAACTAAAGTCTTGTTCGTTATATACTTGAGTATCGAAGCACCATATTTTAATGTTGTAGTCTTGATACTCGTCCATGATGCCTTTAATTTCACCTAAGAAGTCTTCGCCTTGCTTATTACCAATTGAACCTGACATATCTATAGCTACTGCAAGATCAATAGTATCTTGGAAGTCCATAGCAGGAAGTATAGCACCGCTCATTTGTCCTTTACGTGAAGGACGACTAAACGTATAATCACTTCTAATTATACTTTGTATTTGCTGACGTAGTATTTCGCGCCAGTTCATCTTAGGTTCAGTAAGCTCTTTTATCATACGCGCAACTTCTGCAGGAACATTACCAGCACCTGCACTTTGTGCCGCTGAGATCATATTCTCTTTGATCTCATCTTTAATCTGCTTTATTTCTTCTTTGCTGTACTTAGGCTTAGAAGAGCTAGTAGCATTGCCATTGCTATCTTCTGCTTCACTGTCGTCGTTGCCGCCATCGCCAGTACCGTCATCTTCTGAATCGAGATGTTCGTCTAGCATTTCACCTAATTGCTTTAAGTACTCGTCGCCCATCTCTTTTGCTTTTTCGTATACATCGTCATATACTTCTTCGCTGGTCCAACCTTCGTATTTAAAGTCTTGATAACATTTTACAATACTTGGAATAGTTCCAATACGATCACGTACTAGTGTATTGTTTACAATATAGTCTGCGCTAATGTTATAGATCATAGGATCACGGTCATCTCTACGACCCATGTGATCAAATACCATATGCAAAATTTCGTGTGCAACAACAAACTCAATCTCTTTATTATTCATCGCATTAAAGAATTGTGTGTTGTAGTACAAGTTACGACCATCAACGGCAGCAGTACCAAGCCACTCATCTGCTGCAATAATACGCAAACGTGTAGCCATGTTGCCAAAGAAAGGATGACGTAGTAGCAAACCAATCCGTGCCGTAATAATGCGGTCAAGTACCACTAACCGCATCTCTTCTAATGCTTCTGTAGTAATATCTGGATCCGGCGTAAAGTTTTTTAATTTAGTTTGTGTGTCTTTAGTAGCCATTTACTTGCCCTTTCTTTATTAACTTATACATATATTATAGCACTAAATGCATTACTTGTCAACCAAAAAGTAAGGACGGCCTCAAAAGAACCCGTCCTTTTAGTATCACGCAGCCTGTGCAGCCTTAATATACTTACCATAACGCTCATGGAATTCATCAAAACATTCTACTTCGTCTGGGTCAATTGGTAAGCTATACTGTGTTAGTGCAAGCTTGATACCCATAACAACTAGTTCAGTATCGAAATTGTCCATCGAAAAGCGTAGGAAGTTGTTAACTTTATCATCAAACTTCTTGTCGTTCTTGTCTGATGCTTCTTTTAACTCGTAGCAAAGAGATACAGTTAAGGAGTACATTGCACTAATTTCCTTAGACTTCATTTCTTTTACTTTGCCTGATAGTATGTCACTTGGGTTAGGCATCATTCCAGCTACCTTGCGGTGCGCCATAAACTTAACAGCAAGTCCTTCACCAACTGCGCCAGCTACCAAATCAGTAGTAGTTGCTTCGTCTAGGTCATCGTCTAACAATTCGCTAACAAAAGACCAACTACGAGGAGTTGCAAAGCTACGGCTTAAACTTTTAGGATCAAAGTCGTACAAGTCTTTCTTTGCAAAGGTTAAGTAACCTACAACGTCAGTGTTGATGTTGTTAGTTACACTCCACTGGAACCAGTCGTCAAAGTTAACAGCAAGTTCTAAGTGGATAAAGCGGTTAGCTAACGGAGCAGGCATTCTATAAGTAACACCTTTGTCAGCTTCACGGTTACCAGCCGCAACAATCATTACGTTGTCTGGTAACTTGTAAGTTCCTACTCGACGGTTAAGAATCAACTGGTATGCTGCCGCTTGTACGCTTGGCGCTGCCGAGTTCATTTCGTCTAGGAATAGTACAATGTAGTCAAATTGAGCAGCAAACTCTTCACTTGGTAATTCGCTAGGCGCACCCCAAACCATTGTACCTGAGTTGCTGTCGAAGTATGGAATACCTTTAATATCTGTAGGTTCCCAAAGTGACAAACGAATGTCAATTAAATGTGAATTTGAAAAAGTATCACAGATTTGTGATACAATGTCAGATTTACCAATACCTGGAGGTCCCCATAAAAAGATAGGACGCTTCTTCTTTAATGCATGAGTAATGCTGGCTTTTGCCCCATTTGGACTAACAGTGCGTGTTGTAGTATCCATTTGTAGTACCCTCTTTGTTTAGTGCTTTATTTAAACTATACATATATTATAGCACCATTACAGCATTTGTCAACCATTATCTGCCTTTTTTTGCCTATTCATTGCTTTAGTTAAGCCATATTTGCGTAAATCACCACTAAAAAGAGTAAGTTCGACTGCCTTCTTTTCGTTAGTTACCGTAATTCCCATCTTAGTAAGATAGTACGGACAGTCAATAAACTGATCTAGGAAGATAATAGTTTGGGTAGTAAGTGGCATATCTTTAGCAAAGGGGATGTCGTACGTAGCTAGTTCTATTGTTAACAGTACTCCAAACCCAGTGTCAGTTAAACGTAACCCACCTGATCCTTTGTTTCTATTATTCTGCCACCATATAGGCAGATGCTCTGCAACAGTAGCATCATTAATACTTTTATTAAGTTCTTTTAGAAAGACCTTAGTATATGTCTCTTTCCAGTTCATTCGTCTGTCACAAGTTCACCTGATGTAAGCTTATATACAGAAAAGTCAACGCATCTGAACATATCGTTTAGTTTTCTAGCAAGATTATGTGCATGCCCGGGATTAGAGAAACTAACCTTCTTATACTTAGGACCTGGATAGTTTGTGAGTGCATTAGCACTCTTTAAATTAAACGGTGCGTTTTGATAGAACACAGCCCAAATGGCTTCTGCTCCTAGTACTTGTTCACTCTTGTATGTTTTACTATCAATGTTTTCTAAAATAACTGTCGGTTTAGGTCGACTCATATGCGGAATCCTTTTAATTAACTACGCATATATTTATCTATTTTAGAGTTAAATGCGTAGTTAAAACTTCGAACCGCCGTCCATTGTAATATTAATTACTTCATCGCTACTGTCTTTAGATTGTGCTACTAACAGCTCTAAATCACCGTGTAAGCGACTCATTACAATACCTAAGGTAAATGCTAAGTTCTTAGCAGTGTTCATGTCTAACGTTACGTTAGCTACTCTAGCAGCTTCAGCAGCCTTAACTGCTTGTAAAAACTGCTGAAGTGGAATGGTATTTAATGGCTCAACGGTTGGCACGGCTTAACTCCTGTCGCATTTCTAAGTCTGTTTTAAACGGACCTTTATACTCGTATCGTTCTACAGTAATTTGTTTAGGACAAAAGCTTTTAACCCAGCCTTTATCAAAGTGTATAATATAATACCCTGCACAATATGCACTTTTTGACTTATTACTTTTAGTGAATAACGGTAGTTTACGTTTAACATCATACATAGTATTGTACGGATTAACAGTTGTTGGGTACCCGTGTACTGAAAACGACTCTAACTGAACCTTGTCAGCTACTGGAGTAATATCATTCCAAATAATATTAGAACCAAATCGCTTCTCCATTTCGTGTGTACTATTAAAGAAACAAGTCTCTACACGGCTGCTAAACATATATCTATCATCATTCCACGATACTGTACCAACCCGTTCTTCTTCGCTTTCGATAATCCAGAATTTATCTTTTACTACTGCCTTTGCCTTCAATGTCATACTGGATACCTCGCTGATAACGGTTCGGTGTAATAAGTAGCTTGATCTGCAATTCGTTGCATATCCCACTTTGCACAGAACTTCATAAGACGCATGCCTACTTGATTAACTGTCTTAGGAGTCATATGTTCTGCAACAACAGAATCGATTATCTCTCTAACGTCTTCGGGTTGTGCAGTTAAGTCACACAATACTACGTTACGCTGATAGTCATCAAGTACACGATGCTCGTCACCGTTGTGATCAGTCCAACGTTGTAGCATCATGTTATTCCAGTTAAAGCCCTTGTTGTCTTTATCTGCATATGCTTCGTTAAGTCCAACTTTATTCTTAGTACCTTTTGTACGTACACCAGGATAAGCACTAAACACGTTATCACTTGTGTCACCACGCATACACTTTTCAAACAACATAAAGTCAGGCACAGGAGCAAGCTTTGCTTCTTTAGTCTTTTTATCTATCACAGGCTGTCCTTTGTCATCAAAGTAACCTTCATGCGTAATAGTTACATTACTAACGCCGTTGTACTGACGTACTGTAGGACTAACAAGTTGTGCAAAGTCACCGTCGGTGCTAATAATAACATGTTTATCATTAGGATGCGATTGTACCCAGCCTGCAATAAGATCATCTGCTTCTAAACGCTTGTGTTGCATAACAGTGCAGTTAGTCTTTTCTGTAACAAAGTTCTTAAACTCGTCAAAGATCTCCCAAAACGCAGTGTCTTCATCTGCTTGTATAGGAGTTAGTTTATCGCGAGCAACTTGCCTATTACGCTTGTAGGGCTCGTAATAGTCTTTGCGCCAGCTACGGCCTTCTAAGCAAAATACAACATGATCTGCATCAAAGTCGTTCCATGCTTTCTTAACACTGTTTAGTGTAATGTGTAACGCCATACCTACTTTAGTATCAATGTCGCCACGAACTACATGCCGCGCTCTAAAGAAAGTATTTGCTGTGTCTACTAGGACATAAGTTGCCATTTGTTTTGCCTTTTGTTGTATTAATTATATATATTATAACACCATTTACTATAGATGTCAACTAACTTCTGACTTACCTTTAGCAATAGGAACTACATTAATATATCCAGCACCGCGATTAGTATCCTGGCCTTCTTCTTCAAGCATATTGTAAACAATGTCACGGAACCAACGATCTACAATTTCTTCTTCTGGATCATTGTCAACACCGTAACCTGCTTCAACAAGCTGTGCAATAAAGTATTCATTCCAGTCGAGCTCAAAAAAGCCATTACGAACATTCTCTTCATTAACTTTAACATCGATTACATTCACCCAAGGTTCCTTCTTGCGTGTTGCATAAGCTTTAGGATCACGTTGCTTTAGAAGTTCTAACTTTTCTTCTTGTACTTGTGCCTTTTGTTCTTCTACTTTGTCTAATCCTGTTATTTTCTTAAAAAAGTTTTTCATATTAATCCTTTCTGTCTCATCTCTTCTGGGTCCATTTTAGGATATGGAGCTTTCATTGCTTGTTCGTGTTGTTCGTTTTCATATGCATCACGTACCCCATGCATTTCCGAATAAGGATATATGGAGCCTTGGGGTGAAGCGCCATCCCTTTTCCATGCAGACTTCTGCCACTTCTTTAACGTTGAGGACATACTCTTCCGAACGTCCCCCAAGCGGCATACAAT